TAACCCCTGTTCGTGCGTGAGGAGCAGTGCGGGGGCGGGTTGCCCCCCTTATATAAAATCGCAAGGTACCATTAAGCTATAAACGACCCAATCCGACCTCTCAATATAAAAAGCACTTTAATTACACAGGGGGTACAGAAATTTTTTCGTGTCAAAAAATGCCCACACAGGATTTGCTTAAAGTGCGTAGGTACTATATACTGGAAAAGTGAAAAACATATCCCTTATGAAGAAGTACGAAGATTCTAAAGTACCCATCACCATCGATCCAATTACAAACCAATATCAAATCGCAATTCCTGAATGGGTAATTAATGAATTTGACTGGTATGAAGATACAGAACTAGTTTGGCACGTAGACACAACAGGAATTCACATCCAAGAGGTAAGCGAATGAAAAGTTATCACATCTATCTAAATGATAAATGTTTGTTCAAGGATTTAAATGAAGAAGAATTTGATGTAATATGGAAAAAAATATATCGTTCATACTGGAGAGAAGAGATTACATATGTTGAAGTAATGTGTGAAAACCCTACAGAGAAATATATGGAGCATTCATATTGACATTATAGATAAATTGATGTATGATATGAATGTAATTACAACACATTATGGCGAAAGGATTTACAGTCAAAGCAAAAAAACCGCAGAAGAAAACTCCGACAAAACCAGAATGGGACTATAATCTTGCAAGAGGATTAGTAAAAGGAAAAACAATTGTATTTTGTTTACCAGGTCGAGGAGTCTCATACCAATTTCTAAAATCATTTGTAACTTTAGCATTTGATTTAGTACAGGCAGGAGCAGCAATACAGATATCACAAGATTATTCATCAATGGTAAACTTTGCCAGATGTAAGTGTCTTGGAGCAAATGTCCTTCGAGGACCGAATCAGTTACCTTGGGATGGTAAACTCAAATATGATTATCAGCTCTGGATTGACTCAGATATTGTATTCAACACAGAGAAGTTCTATCAGTTAATACTGAATGCAATTCCAGAACAGGCAGTTACAAAGGAAGAAGTATACGAACCATTGAAGGATGAGAAGACAGGAGAGGTAATGAAGAATAAGGATGGAAGTGATGCACAAAAACTTGCAGGATATAGATTAATTGTCGATCCTGAAAAGGAACGTCAAATCTGTGCAGGATGGTATTGCACCGAAGATGGAAAGACAACATCCGTTGCTCACTGGTTAGATGAAGATGACTTCAGAACAAACGGTGGAGTCATGAATCACGAAACCATTGAAAGTATCAGTAAGAGAAAGAAACCTTTTACTGTTGACTATACAGGTTTTGGTTGGTTACTGATTAAGAATGGTGTATTTGAGCATGAAGGAATGCCTTATCCTTGGTTCGCTCCAAAGATGCAAGTATTTGAATCAGGAGAAGTTCAAGATATGTGCGGTGAGGACGTATCATTCTGTCTTGATGCAAAGGAAGCAGGATTTGAAATCTGGTGTGACCCACGCATTCGAGTTGGACACGAGAAAACGAGAATCATATAAATGGATATAAAACTCCCAAATATGACAAGGTATAACATCCTACGTAAAGGTAAGGTCGTCTTCTGGAACGTCTCGGAATCAGAACTCTTTGACCGACTTGAAGACTACGCTGTTGAACAATATGTAACAGGACAGCAAATCCAAAAAGAAATTACTTATGAACCAGTGGAGGAAGACTAATGGCAAAAAGAACAGGAATGATGGGTAGTGCTTATATCAGTGAGGCACGACCCAAAAAGACTCGGCAAGGAAGAGGAAAACACTCGAAATACTCAGCGACCTCTCGTAACTCGGCTCGCAAAAGATACAGAGGTCAGGGTCGTTAATGTATTGTCGCATCCGACTTTCAGAAACAAACTATCAGGAATACTCGAACTATCGTATTCTTGGTAGTTCTTCTTTTGATCGGTGTCTTGAAATCTATCGTGAATATGTAACCTATAAAGGATTTACTGATGTCGTACCAATCTTTCGGGAAGAGTTTGAGTTACCACATACTGATATTATTGGTTATTATGATGGAAATGAATTAGCAGCATTTACTCTTGCGTATAAATTTAAGAGTGTGAATAGTGTATGGGCGGATCAGTTTGCTTGGAACTATAAGAATAAGAAACTAAGTCTGGGTCACGTTGCGAATCGAAATGAGATTGCATTATATAAGAGATTAGGATACGATTACTACTATTTGGGAGAAGAGGCAGATTATAAAGCGAAACTTGATGGATACGAAATTTCTAACTTCTTTGAGACATGTCAAAATTAATTGCAAATCTACCAACGAAGAAAATATGGGTACGAAAGGAGTATCTGACGGACTTTCAATCGGGTTTTGGAGAGTTTGTAGAGGGTTTATGGGTTTGTGCAAAGTCAATACAGGGTCGTGCTTTCTATTTTGAGACTTATTTACCCGAATATGGGGCGATGTATGATAAATTACCCATATCCGCTTTTCTCTCGGCACCTAAAACCCCCGATCCTGACATGGATTTGGTGAATTTGCAGTTTTGGAACTGTATGGACTATGATTTTACGGTCATTGTCAAGCAATTTGTCGCTCCAATGGAGTGGGAATGTCGTACAAGACACTTTGGAAACCAAAAAGGGCAGTACATTTGTACTTTAGACAACTATCATGGTGATAATGACCAAGTAGACACCGCAACAAGTGAACTTCCTGATGAACATAAGTCATTTAACCTCATCCAACTCCGAAATGGGCAGTTTTGTCTCTATCCAAACAACAGATGTCGTATCTTTGACACCTCAATGACACCACAAGACGTTAAAATACCTGATTTTAAGGTATCAACACGCATCTTTGAGGTTGAGAATGATGTGAACTGGGGTCGATTGGGTGATTGTGACGATTATTTCTGGACTACACCCGATGAAAGAAGAGAAGAGTAGGTATATTTTACATTGGATTGGTCAATTATCTAAAATTCGACCAGAATTAGGTAATTTTGCCATATGTCCTTATGCATCAAAGGCAAATTTTGCGATAGTAGATGAAAAATTAAGTCAAATTGTGCCAAATGACGAGTTTGACGTTATAATATACGTAGTCGAGGACGATATAGACGCAAATTTCTTGTATGATGCTGTTGATGACTACAATCGCAACTATCCGAACTACAAATTCATTGCAGATCACGGAAAAACCAAGACATACATACAAGGAATACAGACAAGTAACGGAAAATACAACTTAGTGCTGTGTCAACCACGTTCAGAACTCACTGAAGCAAGAAAAAAACTTGCAAAAACCAATTATTACGATTATTGGGATGAAAATTACCTCGAAGAGGTCTTAGAAGACGATTACGGAGTCATCAATGACAAAAAAAGTTAAAAGACCATACATGGATCTTCACTTTTTGGTTGAAGTGTTCAATGTGGATAAAGATAAGTTAACTGATATGAAACAAATTGAAGAAAGATGTATCAGAGCTTGTCAATACGATGATGTAAAGATATTAAACGTAACAACTGATGAATTTGGGTTCTGTGGAGTAACTTGTACTGTTGATTTAAGTGAAACTAAACTCACTTGCACTACTTGGCCAGAAAAACAGATGTGTGAGATAGATGTTATCACTTGTGGTACTAATAATCCTCGTGAAGCAGCGTTCAGTTTACTTGATTACTTTGATAGCGATGATTATACAATGAATGATTATGCAAGATAGGGTATAAATAAATCTAAAAGTATCAATAATGGCGATTCAACGCAAATCAAGAGCATTTAAGGATATAAGTTTGTCTTTTTCACCTCATCCAGTGACAAAAGACCTTCCTGTGCTGCTTAATGAACGTGCGATTACCAGATCAGTGAGAAATTTAGTTGAAACAATGCCTACTGAACGGTTTTTTAACCCTTTATTAGGTACAGATGTTCGTGAATCATTATTTGAGAATTTCACAAGATCAACTGTATATGTTATAGAGGATCAGATTAGAGAAACTATCCTCAATTATGAGCCAAGGGTATCTAATCTTGTTGTAGAGGTGGATGGAAGACCAGATTTAAATGAACTAGAGATTAAGGTGCTTTTTGATATTAATGGATTAACAGTCCCTACTCAGTCCTTCAGTTTTATATTAGAACCAACGAGATAATATGCCATTTACTCAGTACACTAGTTTAGACTTTGATGATATCAAAGCACAAATTAAAGATTTTCTTCGTTCAAACTCAAACTTCACTGATTTTGATTTTGAGGGGTCTAACTTCTCAGTTCTAATTGATACACTTGCATACAATACTTATATCAATTCATTCAATGCGAACTTAGTTGCAAACGAAGCATTCTTAGACTCTGCGACAATAAGAGAAAATGTTGTTTCATTAGCAAGGAACATTGGTTATGTGCCTCGCTCAAAAAGAGCAGCAACAGCAACTATAAAGATAGATGATATTGATTTAGGACCCACTACAGACGCTACACCAAGATTTCTATCATTAAGAGCAGGTCTTGTATGTGTTGGTAATACAGGAAATACTACTTTTAGATTTTCAATCCCCGAAAATATTACTTCAAGTGCAGTAAAGGCAATTGGTACTAATTCTTTTGCACAGTTTAATGATGAAATTACAATATACGAAGGAACATACTTAACTCGAACATTTTCTGTTGATACATCGGTTGATCAGAGATATATCATTGATAGTCCTAACATTGATGCATCAACTTTAGTTGTGTATGTCTCAGATCCAAACCAAGTTACTTTGGGAAGAAAGTATTCAAGAGTTGATAACATATTAAAGTTGAATAAAAACTCAGAGATATACCTTGCACAAGAGGTACAAGATGAAAAATATGAAATTTTGTTCGGAGATGGATTTTTTGGTAAAAAATTAGAAAATAATACAACAATTCGTGCATCTTACATAGTTACCGATGGACCAGATGGAAATGGTCCAAGTGAGTTTAGTTTCCAAGGAACATTTACTAAAGATGATGGAACATTCTATACTCCTGCCGATACTGTAACAACCACTACCATTACAAACGCTTCTAGAGGGTCTGAAGTTGAGGATGTGTCTTCTATTAAGTACTTTGCACCAAGACTTTACTCAGCACAATACAGAGCAGTTACATCAAGGGATTATGAAGCAATAATAAATCAAATTTATCCTCAAACAGAGTCTGTTGCTGTCATAGGTGGAGAGGAATTAGACCCTCCACAATTTGGTAAAGTTCAGATTAGTATTAAACCAAAAAATGGTACTTTTATCTCTGATTTTGATAAATCCCAAATTAAAAGTAAGTTAAAAAATTACGCTATAGCAGGAATTAACTCTGAGATAGTTGACCTTAAAATACTTTATGTTGAAATTGACTCAAATGTTTATTATGACCCATCTAAAGTAGGTTCACCAATCAGTTTGAGAACAAATGTCATAAACTCTTTACAGAATTACGCAACTAATGTTGAGATGAATAAGTTTGGTGGTAGATTCAAGTATAGTAAAGTGAATCAACTTATTGATCGAATAGATGATGGAATTACATCAAATATCACCAAAGTTATTATAAGAAGAGACTTAAAGGCACTTCTTAATCAGTTTGCACAGTATGAATTATGTTTTGGTAATAAATTTCATATCAATCCTGCTGGATACAATATTAAGAGCACAGGTTTTACTATTTCTGGTAGTTCATCAACTGCATACATAACAGATATTCCAAACAAGGACGCTGCAGGAAATCTCGATGGAAGTATGAAGGGTACGATTAGTGTGGTATCTAGAGATGAAAAGAATAATGTACAAGTTTTACTTAAAGATGCAGGTTTAGTTGATTATAAAAAAGGTGAAGTGATACTCAACACGATTAATATCACATCAACGGTGGCACAAAATAATATAATTGAAATACAGGCATTTCCTGAATCAAATGACGTAATTGGATTAAAAGATCTCTTTGTCAGTTTAGACGTTTCTAATAGTGCGATAAATATGTTGAAGGACGTTATTGCATCAGGAGAAGATGTATCAGGTGTTGTATTTACTAGAGACTACTATACTTCAAGTTACTCAAATGGAGTTTTAGAGAGGAAATAATTTATGTCACAATTTGACAAAAGAATAAAAGTTAACACTGTCATTGAAAATCACTTACCAGAGTTTATAACAAGTGATTTTCCCAATGCTGTTGAATTTTTTAAGCAATATTATATTTCTCAGGAATTTCAAGGAGGTGCCTCCGATTTAATTCAGAATTTTGATCAATATCTCAAAGTAGATAATCTTGTACCAGAAGTTGTAGTTGGAATCACATCAATTACTTCTGCTATTAATTCTACTGATACAACCATATCTGTACCTAGTACAAAAGGATTTCCAAGTGAGTATGGATTACTTAAAATTGATAATGAGATTATATCTTACACGGGAATTACATCAACTACATTTACAGGATGTATACGTGGATTTAGTGGAGTTACAGGATATAATGTAGGAGTATCTTCATCACTCATAGATGTTAATCGTGAGAAACTTACTTTTGAGGAAACATTAGCAGATAACCACGTAAATGGTTCAACTGTACAAAACTTATCTGTATTATTCATACAAGAGTTCTATAAAAAACTTAAGAAAACTTTTTTACCTGGATTTGAGAATGTTAATTTTACATCTGATTTAGACGTTGGTAACTTTGTTAAGTTCGCTCGTTCATTCTATCAATCAAAGGGTCTTGAAGAGTCAATAAAAATATTATTTAAAGTATTATATGGTGTAGAATCTACAATTCTTGACCTTGAAAGAAATTTAATTAAACCTTCAGATTCAGAATTTGTAAGAAGAGAAGTCATAATCGTTGATTTAATTACAGATGGAGGAGAACCACAAAATTTGGTGGGTCAAACAATATTTAAAAGTGATGATCTACAAACAAATGCATCTGTTTCTGAGGTTGAAATATTCAACAGAGATGGTAAGTCGTACTATCAGATATCGTTGTTTGTTGGATATAGTGATAGAGACCTAATTCAAGGTATATTTACCGTTAATCCAAACACAAAGGCATTGAATGATGTATCTCCTAATTCATCAATTATATCTGTAGACTCCACAGTTGGATTTGGTACAACAGGAACTCTTATAAGTGGTGTTAATAACATTGAATATACATCAAAATCTATTAATCAATTCTTTGGTTGTACTGGTATAACAAATCAAATTAACACTGCTGATAATGTAAGAACTAACAGCAATATCTTTGGATATGAAAATGGTGATTTATCAAAGAAAATAGAATTAAGAATAACTGGAGTATTAAACAATTTAATAGTTGATGATAAAGTTACTTTAGTTAACGAAGGTGAAAATATATTCGTAAGAAACCTTGGAGAAAAAATATTTAATAAGGGTGAAAGTTATAAAGAAAAATTTGCAAATTCTTGGATTTACAATACAAGTTCAAGATTTAAAGTAGATATTTTAGGATCTGGTGGTGGTGCTTCTATTCAATTAGATACTTTAATTGATAAGTCATCTATTAAAGTTGGCGATGAATTTCAGGTTCTTAGAAGGGGTCAACAAGTTGTTGATGGCACATTCAATGTTGCAAGTGTAGATAGTAATTTAAATCAAATAACAGTTACAAACTTAGGATTTACTCCAGTTCAGGGACAAGATTATGATATTCGTAGAGTGGTTGAAAAGGCAACAAGTTCAAACTTTGACATAAGGGAAGGAAATGAAAATATTATCTCAAATGTACTTAATGTATATACTGATGGTGATACTGATGGATATGTTGCATCTAACTCACTTCCTGATTTTGATATAACTGATAATATAATACAAGAAACATTAGTAGGTATTGCAAATACTAGCAATAAATTCTCATTTGACAGAGATAGTCAAGATATTGTAACTGGATTATACAATTTTATAGAATTTCATTTCGATATTAATAGAGATATTAAATTTATACAGGGAGATGCTGTTGTTTATAATTCAATTAAAGACCCTAACTCCACTAATAATCTACCAACAGAGGTTGCACCAGGTCTAAGTGATGGTACCATTTATTATGTTGATCCACAACCTGCGACTTCTGGATCAAATATTACTAAATTAGCACTATACTCCTCCAGAGCACAAATTGGAACAGCTAGTACAATACAGGTTGGTTTAGGTGTTTCAGAAAAAGATTTACATACATTTACTTTGCTAAGACAACATGGTAAGAAGATAAGTGCAAATAAAATACTGAGAAGAATTCCTTTATCACAAAGTTTGTTTAACCCATCAGCAGGTGATGAAAATATAACTGATATCGGTATACTAAAGAATGGTGTTGAAGTTAGATCTCCAGTTTCAGAAGATTTTATTAGTTATGGAAGTTTATCAAGTATTAATTTAATAAATGGTGGTGATGGTTATGATATTATTAATCCACCAAAATTAATAATTGAGGCAGGTTTAGGTAGTACAGCACTTGCAGAACCAGTAATTACTGGTTCAGTTAAAGAGGTCTATATTGACCCACAAGAATTTGATGTTAAATCCGTAAAAAGTGTATCATTAACTGGTGGAAATGGAAATGGTTGTGAATTAGAGGCAGTTACAGGTGCCAGATTCAGAGAATTAAGTTTTGATAGTAGAGATATAGATTTTGGTGGTGGTATCGATATTGAAAATGAGACAATTACATTCTCTAAGGAACATAACTTAGAAAATGGTCAAATAGTTTACTATCAGAGTATGGGTAATGCTCCAATTGGAATTGGATCTGCCTTTGACAATACAAATCAAATAACTGGAGCACTAGCAAATGGAGATCCATATTATGTAAGATATGTTAATCCCACAACAGTTACGATTTACAATACTCAGAACGATGCTTTAACTGGTATTAATACTGTAGGTTTGTCAACCGATACTGCAGCAGCAGGAATTCATGTTTTTAGAACAGAGACAAAAAATACAATAAACAATATTAAGGTTAAAAATTCTGGTAGTGGATATGAATATCGTAATTTGATTGTTAGACCAACTGGAATATCTACTTCATATGACACTATCAATTTTGAGAATCACGGATTTAAGCACGGTGATTTGATTAATTATTCACCTATGGTCGGCATTGGTTCAACAATGCCACAGTCAATACAGGGATTGACAACCGCATCATCATATTATGTGATGAAAGTTAATGATAATTCATTCAAATTAGCAAATGCAGGAGTTGGTGGAACATCTACATCTGACTTTGATAGAGGTAAATTTGTTAAGTTAGAATCAACTGGAACAGGTTATCAAACATTTAAATATCCTGATATAAAAGTAAATATTGAAGTTATATACAACGGTAGCGTAACAGGTACATTTAACATTACTCCAGTTGTCACAGGTTCGTTTACTGATGTTTACTTATATGAAAAAGGAACAGATTATGGTTCTAAAATATTAAATAACGTATCAAATCCAAATGTAACCATACAGTCTGGAAGATTTGCGTCAGTCACTCCTATTATAGAAAATGGTAAAGTAGTAGATGTAGTAGTAGCAGATCAAGGTCAGCAATATAATTCATCACCAGAGATAATAGTATCATCAACAGGAGAGGGCGTAGGTGCCATTGTAAGACCTGTTATAGAAGATGGTAAACTAGTAGATGCTATAGTCATTAGCAGCGGTATAGGATACACAGCAGCAAGCACTTCTGCAGATGTTGTACCTAGAGGTGTAAGGGGCGTATTTGATACTTCAGTGAGAACTTTACAACTGAACGAACAATTTAGAGAAGGTGATTCAATATTAGTTCCAAGAAGTGATTATTTAAGTTATAATATAATCGGTATTAATCAGACTTTACTAGAAAATTTAGAATCTGACACTTTTGATGTTTTAAGTAATGGTGATTTTGATAAACCAACAAAGCACTCATCAATTATAGGTTGGGCATATGATGGCAATCCAATCTATGGTCCATTTGGATATTCAGATCCAGAAAATATAAGCTCAAATATTGTATTATTGAAACCCTCATATAATAAAGATCTAACAAAGGTTGAAAATAGACCTACAGGATTTGATGCAGGATTCTTTATTGATGATTATACATTTGATAATTCAGGAGACTTGGATATTCATAATGGAAGATTTTGTAAGACACCTGATTTTCCAAATGGAATATATGCTTACTTTGCAACTGTAGAGAAAAATACAAATGGTAAAATAGTTGGATTATATCCCTATTTTATAGGAAAAACATTTAGATTACCTTTAATTCAAGAAAATCTAAAATTAGATCATAATTTCAATTTTAATGATTCTAATTTAGTAAGAAATACTTATCCATATAATGTTGGTGAAAAATTTGCTGATAATGATTTTCTTACAGAGTCTAATGAAGTTATTAGACAAATAACTGAAGTACAATCAGTATCTAAGGGTGAGATTGAAAGTTTAACAATTTTAAATGCAGGAACAGATTATAGAGTAGGTGATCTTACTTCTTTTGACAATACTAATACAAATGGCACAGGATTTAGTGCAGAGGTAAGCGAAATAGTTGGTTATGGAGTTTCTAGTATAAACACTAAATTGGATAGATTTGAGGATTTAGTATTCACTTGGTCAGAAGATGGTTCAGTTAAAGCAGGTATATCAACATATATTGAATTAAATGATCAGGATTATGTTTTTGTTTCAGGTTTAAGTACATCAATCCAAAATTTAACAGATTCATTCTCTGTGGGTGTTTCTACTTCTCGTGTTTCATTGGGCAAATCAATGAGTGCTGTGACTGTTGGAAATCTTGGTATTGAAGATATTTTTGTCAATAAATTACCAGACAACGTATCAATTGGAAATTCTATAAGGATTGGTTCTGGTAATACTCCAAATGATGAAATTGCATCAGTATTAAATGTATATAAACAGCAAAAGATAATTCGTGTTTTCAGAAATGTTGGAATCGCACATACATTTGGTTCTAATGTTGATTTATTGAATAATCAAGTATCTATACCTGTTAAAACCAGAAAATTTGATTCACAAGCAAATGATGTAATATATTTCAACGCTCCACAATCAATAGGAGTAGGTACTAATGGTCAGGCAATATCATCAAATTACGTAATCGGTGAAACTGTAAAATCAATATCAATACCTAACAGACAAATTTATCTACCAAATCATCCGTTTATCACTGGACAAAAAGTAAAACTTAATGTTCCTGCAGTTTCTAATAGACAAATAAATGTTGCAACTACTGATGACCCGAATGACACAAATGGCAATTTTTCAATACCATTTGACTCAAATGATACTTCAATAGATTTATTTGTTATCAAGAAAAGTGAAAACTATATTGGTCTTTCGACAGTAGGTATCGGTAGTACCAGCGAAGGATTATATTTTAAGTCAAATGCAAGTTCTGTTACAGGTATTAACACACATCTCTACAATTTATCATCACAATTTGAACAAGTTACAGGTGATATTGATAAAATTGTTAGTACTTTAACTGTTAATGTTGCTACTGCTGGTACAACCACTCATGATCTGCAGAATAATGATATTGTATCCATAAATGTTGTTCCTAATCATACTGTTGGAATAGGAACTACAACTCCTATTGAAGTAAATTATAATTCTGAATATGAGAAATTATTGATCAATCCAATAGAATTTACAAATACAAATGTAGAGACTAATAGAATAAACATTGAAAATCACGGTTTTAACACTGGTGATAAAGTATTTTATGATGGTAATGCTGGTTTAGGTACAGGTTCATATTTTGTTTATAAAGTTAATAGTCGATTTTTCCAATTAGCAGAGACATTTAATGATTTATCAGCAAATCCAATAAGATTAATTGAACTAACAAATAATAGTGGTGGAAGTAAGCAAAGCATCGCACCTATAAACCCACAAATCAAGGTATATAAAAATTCAAAAGTTAAATTTGGATTATCTACAACAACTCTCGCAGGATTTGACTTTAAGATTTTTTATGGTAATGGTGAAAATGAGTTTTATAGTTCTCAAGATTCAAGTTTATTTAATGTTGGAACAGCAGGTACAGTTGGTATTGGAACAGAAACAGGCGGTATTGTAGATGCCTCATTAACTTTACAACCTACTACATCAACACCAACTGTGCTATATTATGGTATTACTAAAGGTGGTTATATAAGCACTGCAGATAATGAAGTGCAGAATTACTCACAAATTATTTTCTTAGACAGTGTTTATAATGGTGAATACAAAATATCTGGTGTTACATCTGAAACATTCAATTTCTCACCAAGACTTCCAGAATTTTTAAATTATAATGAAAATGATTGTGAAAAAATTGAGTATTCAACAAAATCAAAGAATGTAAAAGGTGGAATTAAAAAATTAAAAATTCTATCTAAAGGATTTAACTATAAAAAATTACCTTTATTTAAAGAAGTCAAATCCACAGAGGGTGTGAATGCTAATTTAGTTGCTATATCAAACAATATAGGTAAAATAGAAAATGTTAGAGTGCTTGATATAGGGTATGAGTATTCTGCAGATAAAACTTTACAACCAGAAGTTTTTATACCATCTATCTTAAATGTTGACAACTTAGATACAGTAACTACTATCGATATAGTTAGTGGTGGATCTGATTATACAACACCTCCTAATTTAGTACTTTTTAATCCAGTCTCAAATGAAATTGTTGATACAGCATCATTATCTGCAGATGTTCCTAATCAAACCATAGCAGCTGTTGACTTAGTTGCACCATTAAATGGACTCGACTCAGTTCAGCATCAAATATTTGCAACTAATAACTCAAATGGAATTGGTATTAATTCAATGCAAACTAGTTCTGGTGGATTAGTTACTTGTTTCTTACAAACACCATTTAATGGATTTGTTGATCCTCAACCATTTGGAGTTGGAGATGACATATATGTTGAAGGAATTCAAAGAGTTGGTGAAGCTGGAGGTCTTACTGTACAAGGTGGAAATGTAGTTGGTGAAGTATTAGGTGAAGGATTTAATTCAGAAAATCATAATTTTTCTTTCTTTAAGGTTATAGAATACATACCTGGAAGTAATACAGTTTTAAAATTTAGCGTTGCTGGTGTAACTACAAATCCTGGTATTGCCAAAACATTCCAATCTGGTTATGCAACGATAGTCAATAAAAAGAATTACCCTGAATTAATTCCAGTTCAAGAAAGAGGAGTTTTCCAGCAGAATGAACCAATAATATTAAATGGTGAAAAAACAGATTTAAAGATTGTTGAAACAAGAGATGATTTTATAAAATTAGATGGTTTAGATGCAGTTAATAAAGGCGATAGAATTACTGGTCAAACAACAGGTGTTTCTGCTGAAATCGTCCAACTCAAACCAAATTTAGGTAGATTTGAGATTGATTTTTCTAATCGTCAAGAATATGGTTGGTTAGATGATACTGGAAAATTAAACGAAGATATTCAAGTTACACCTGATAATGATTATTATCAAAACCTATCATATTCTGTTAAGAGTCCAATAACTTGGGATAAGTTCTCAAATAGTGTTAACAGTATAGTTCACCCTGCAGGATTGAAAAATTTTGCTGATACTTTTGTACAGAGAAAAGTAAGAGTTGGTGTTAACACAGAAAATGATAAATCAATATCAACTCTCATTTTAGATGTTGTTAGTGATGATAACAGAGTTGATGCAATCAATAATTTTGATTATGTTTTAGATTATAATAGTCTTGGTAATAAAACAAAGTCTCTTATATTCTCAGAGAAAAAATTAACTAATTTTAATAAGTGTATTTCTAATAGAGTATTAATTCACGATGATGTAAGTGGAGAATTTTCAAGTGTTGGTTTTGCTGCTAATACAAGTATAATTGACGAAATAAATGGTAAAGTTGTTAATTATCTAATTCAAGTAATTGATCCTGATACTTTTGACACACAATTAAGTGAAATAGTTGTATTAACTAAAGAAGATCAAATATTTTTACTTGAAAAAACAAGTGATTCAACTGGAGTTGGATTAGATAGCATTGATGGCAATCTTAAACTTGGTGATTTTGAAACAGAATCTGCATCTACTAATAATCTATTATTCAATCCAGTTGAGAAGTTTATAAAAGATCATGACATCAAAATATTAAAAACATTCTATGATACTGATATTGCTGGAATTAGCACAACTGTAATAGGAAGTATTGATTTAATAAGTGCAAATGTGGGTATTGCATCTGCTGCAATCGGTTTTAATACAACTACAATCGTAGAATTTGATAAGGATACATTTAATGGATTACAAGCAAATATTTTTGTTCAAGATTCTGTAACAAAAGACATTAACTATAACGAAGTAATTCTTGATTTTGATGGCACAAACACAACTTTATCTCAGGTTTATTCTGACGATGTTATAGGAATTACAACCAATAGTGTTGGAATAATTACTGCTAGAGTAGAAAATAATTTAGTTAAATTACAGATTGAGAATAATAGGTCAACTATTTTAGACTCTAAGTCTAGTATTGTTGGTTTGGGAACAACGACTGCTGGAATAGGAACACATAGATTTTTATCTGAGGGTCAACCCCCTGAAGCAGAGAGAAGTGCAAGATTAGAATCTACATTTAATCAGGCAACAGGTTCAGATATCACATATGCAACTATCAATAAATCACTTGATAGTTCAATTAAATCTCTTATAAAAGTATCAACTGGACAAACTTCTGCAATACATCAAGTTACAGCAATTAGGGATGCTGAAGATGTTTTAGTTGTTCAGTATCCATATGTCTCATTAGGTTCCACTTCTGGTATCGGTTCATTTACTTCAGTAATATCTGGAGATGATATTAATCTTAAATTCGTTCCTGATTCAGAGTTTACAGATGAAATTAAAGTTCAGGCATTTAACCAAGTATTCTATACATCCTCCGATTTCAGCAATATTCCAGCAACTTTAAGGTATGGTAATGTTGAACAAGATGTATTATTAGCAACATATGATGGATTGGAAGGAGCAAGAGCAAATAAAACACAATTTGACTTAAAATATCAAGGAACTCCAATCTATACAAAGACATTCAATCCTGATGGTGTAGGACTTGAAAAATCAACAGGTATTTTTACTATATCTAATCATTTCTTTAATACAAATGAAGAATTGATTTATACTCCCGAATCATCCTTCATAGGAGTAGCAGCTACTCCAATATCAATTGGTTCGACAGTTAACAATGCAGGTATAACAACAGATATTTTACCATCTACTGTTTTTGCCAAAGTACTTACTGAAGATCAATTCCAGTTATTCCCAACAAGAGAAGATATAGCATCAGGTATTGCAATTACTGTCACGGGTGTTGGTTCTGGTAATATTCATAAGTTGAATATGACCAAAAAATTATCTAAAACAATTATAGGTTTAGATGGTGTTGTACAACAACCTGTTAACTTTACTTCATTGACACATACATTGTCTGTTAACATTGGAGCAGGAACTACACAATTCTCGTTAAGTGGTATTGGTTCAATAGCTACATCTGATGTATTGAAGATAAACGAAGAATTTATGAAGATTATTGAAGTCGGATTTTCAAGTACATCCGATGGAAGTGGAAAAATAGATGACCAGTTAAACATATCTGAAGGATTATCAACAGTTCCAACAGTTAGAGTTCAGAGGGGTGCTTTAGGAATTGGTGCTACACCTCATAATAATGGTGATATTGTAAGAGTTCATAGAGGATCATTTAACATAATAGACAGTACAGTTCATTTCATTGATCCTCCAAAAGGAAATACTCGCTCTAGAAAAACTAATACTGAATTACCATTTGTAAAGGCTGATTTCAGTGGAAGAACATTTACAAGACAGGATTATACAACCAATATGTTATTTGATGATATATCAGATAACTTTACAGGTCTCACAACAAATTATACCTTAAAAGTTGGTGGTGCAAATACTTCAGCTGGTATTGAAGTTGGAAATGGAGTTGTCTTTATTAATGGGGTATACCAAAAACCATTTACTTCTAATAGTTCTGGTAATAATTATGCAATACTAGCAGATACCACTTCAGGAATATCATCAATTAGATTTACTGGAATTACATCAGAAAATGGTCAATTTATCGTATCTCCTGATGACATTAACCAAAACCAGATACCTAGAGGTGGTTTAATCGTTTCTCTTGGTTCAACTGAAGGTTTAGGATACGCTCCATTAGTTGGTGCAAAGGTAAGACCTGAGAAAAATGCATCTGGTGAATTGACAGGAATTGTTGGTATTGGAACATCATCTGGATTTAATCTAGGTATTCAGACCGCTGTATATGACAATCAAAGTGGAATCATTACAGTTACAACAAATGATGTTCACGGATTCGGATTAGATAGACCTACTTCAGTCAAATTAAAGGGATTAGAATTTGTATGTCCTAAAACAGTGGTAGGAACTCCAACAAATGCAACATACAATCCTGCTACTGGAGTATTAGTATTAACTATTCCAAATCATGGATTGGTTGTGGGTGATGCTGTTATTCTTGATACAGGTTCAATATGCTTTACCTGTGATAAAGATAGTAATAATACCACTCATTGCTATCCTCGTGCTACAGACCCCGCTGCTGGTCAATATCTAACAATAACTAATAGAACTGTAAATACATTTAGAGTTAATGTTGGTGCATCGGCACCAGGTGATCAATATGTTCACACATTTGTTTCTGCTGCTGCTGACTCAGTAAAAACAATTGGTGGTGGTGGATATGTTGGAGTTACAACAACTATTTTCCAAGACCACGAGAGACCATTATTTGTTGTTGGTATAGTTTCTGAAAGAAGTTTTGAGGTAATAGCAGGTGCCAGCACAATACCACATACGTATCAAGGTGGTGGTCATGCATACGAATTCTATGAAGATCTAACATTCGGTTCTGGTTATCGAGGTGGTACTGTTTCGATTGGTGTTACTGATATTGCATACGAGCACAAATTTGTAAGTGCTGGTATAGGTTCAATCAGAAAAGGAACTTTTGATGGAGCAGCATATACTGCGATTGATGCAATTTATACTTCACATACAGGTACTCTTCTTCTTACAATTCCTAATCATAATTTAACTACATCCGATACAGTTGGTATTGATACTGGTGGTTTAGTATTTAAATGTTCAAAGGATAATTTCTTCTCAGACCATCCATATCCACGTTCAGTATCTAAAACAAGTTTCCCTAATTCAGATCCTATTGCTGGTATACAAACTGCGATTATTGCAACAACAAGTGATACAGTTACTCTATTTGTAGGTCAAGGTGGTGGCGGTGGTACAGGTGCTGTTGTAGAAGCAACTGTAGGTGTAGGAGGAACTCTTGCATTTAATATCGTATCTGCTGGAACAAGTTATGTTAATCCTGAAATAATTATTCCAGAACCAATTTATGAAAATCTAGAAGTTGTAGGTATATCAAGATTAGGTATTGGAGAAACAACAGAAACAGGAGCAAATCTACTTCTAAACGTTGGTGTGAGTGCAGCGACAACATCCGTTGGAATTGGTTCTACCTTATTTGGAATTAAAGACTTCGAGATATCTAGATCAGGTTATTCATTCAAAAAAGGTGATAAATTCAAACCTGTAGGTCTTGTAACTGCTGCACATTTATCTGCACCGATACAAGAATTTGAATTAGAAGTCCTTGAAATATTTAATGATAAATTTGCTGCTTGGCAATTTGGTGAAATTGATGCGATTGATAGTATTAAAATACTTCAAGATGGTACTAGAACAAGATTCCCATTATTCTTTAATGGTGAATTACTCAGTTTTGAGAAAGTATTAACTGATCCTCGTTCCGCATTAATCGATTTAGATGCAGTATTACTTATTTTTGTAAATGGAGTATTGCAGAAACCTGGTGAAGCTTATCAATTCCAAGGAGGTACAACGTTCATATTTACAGAACCACCTAGTGGTGAATCTCAACCAGGTCTTAATGATCATGATAATGTGGATATTTACTTCTATAAAGGTATTGATGGTATTGATGTACAAATTGAAAACGTATCAGAAACAATAAAGATTGGTGATGCTGTTCGTGTGTTTAAGAGTGAAAAGGTAGCAGGATTATCAACATCACAAACTAGTGAAAGAATCGTAAAAGAAATTCTTAACACTGATCTGGTCGATACTGATATTTACAGTGGATTGGGTATTGATGAAACAAATGAAAAACCAATTAGATGGACTAAGCAAAAGAATGACTTAAAGATAAATGGTAGATTAGTTCCTAAATCAAGATCTATACTTGAACCTCAACTTTATCCTACATCAAAAATAATTGGTGATCTTTCAGAGAGTTCAGGAATAGGTGTTCAAGCAAGTAATAGTATTTTTGTTGATGATGCTCAAGCATTCTTCTATGAAGGTAAATATGGAAACTCATTACTTCCAGATTCAGTAGATGCATTGATAACATCTGGTGAGATTGGCGAAGTCGCAGAGGCAACCGCTACGATAGGTGCTGGAGGTACTATTTCATCAATCAATATAATAAGTGGTGGTTCAGGATATACTGGAGTAGTTGATATAGGTATTGAAGCACCATCTGGTGTTGAAAAATATGTTGGTATTGGTACTACTGCTACCGCTGCTGCTACAGTGACTAATGGTGTAGTGACCGATATAACAATAATAAATCCTGGACTTGGATATGATCAACAAAGTAATCCACCACAAGTTATTATAGAAGAACCAAAATTTGATACAGAAAAAATTACAGGAATATCTAATTTTGAGGGATATACAGGTATCATTACTGGTATTACGAAAGTAACTGGTGGACTAAGGTTTGATTTCCATGCTGTAACTAAAAATAGTAACGGTGGACTTACAAATGCTGTAGCAAACATACTAAATGTTGGATATCCTGTTTATATTAAAGATACAAAGGTAGGAAATGGTTTAACATCAGTAATTCAGGATGATGATAACGTAGTTGGTATTGGAACAACTTTCCTTGATAATGTTTATGTTGTTAATGCTGTTGATTACTCTGTAGGTGGAGCAAAGGGAACCATTACTTGCAAAATACATTCAAATACAGATAGTTGGGTTGACAGTATTGATGAAGAAGGTTTCTATGATCCTACTAATATTGGATTAACCACAAGTTTAGGTACTATAAACTGGGGTAGATTATATGGTGCAAGTAGTGGTGTAGATGTTAAACGCTCATCAAACCCTATTTCAATAGGAGTTACTGGTTTAACCATAGATTCTGGACTTTCAACCTTCCCAACAATACAAAGAAAGAGCTATGACAATCTTGGAGAAAGAGGACATAGAAATAGCGGTTCTATCAGAGCAGTTTTAAGTTGATGTACCAAACCACTATAAATAGAAAGAAAAGTAAGATATAGTACAAATGTCAGCAATTATTACTGATCAATTTAGAATATTGAATGCAAATAATTTTGTGGAATCAGTAGAGAATACTAATAATTCATATTATGTATTTTTAGGATTAACAAATCCAACTGGAGCCGCTGGTTTAGTAGGATATGGTAGAACAAGCGATTGGGATACAGATACCCCTGCACCCACAGATAGTTTTTCATATCGAAATCATGTTGGTGACACAATGATGTTTGGAAAGAAAATTTCATCTGCAAACATAAGAAGACTAATAAGAAGAGTAGATTGGGTTTCGGGTAATAGATATGAGATTTATAGAGATGATTATAGTGCAACAAACCAAAGTCCTCTAACTAAAGCGAATAGATTATATGATGCAAATTATTATGTTGTCAATTCAGAATTTAAAGTCTATATTTGTATTGATAATGGTTCTAACGGAACTAATCCATTGGGAAATGTATCTCAAGATGAACCTACATTTACAGATTTAGAACCCTCAAAGGCAGGTAATAGTGGAGATGGTTATAAGTGGAAGTATCTATTTACAGTTTCTCCAAGTGATATTATTAAATTTGATTCTACTGAGTTTATAACAGTTCCAAATTCTTGGTCTACATCCACAGATGCTCAGATAAGAACTGTCAGGGAAAATGGTAATTCAGAGATAAATTTAAATCAAATAAAGCATATTTACATTGAAAAAAGTGGTACAAATTACTCAAATGGATTATCGCAAGAGGTAAATATCTTAGGTGATGGCACAGGTGGAAAGGCAAGAATTGATGTTGAAGGTGGAAAAATAACTAATGCAACTGTGAGTGCTGGAGGAAAGGGATATACTTATGGAATAGTAGATTTGGACACTATCAATTCTAATGTTCCAACAACTGGTAAAGCAAAATTAATCCCTATCATTCCACCTGGCAGAGGTCATGGTGATGATGTCTACACTGAATTGGGAACTGATAAAGTTATCATCTATTCAAGATTTGATGATTCTACTAAAGATTTTCCAGTAGATACTAAATTTGCACAAGTAGGTATTGTAAAAAATCCAACAAAATCTGATAGTGATGAAATTTATACAGATAGTACCTTTTCATCATTACAAGCAGTTAAATTGGATACAGTAACTGGTAGCACTGCACCTATCATTGGTGAAAAAATAAATCAAAAACTTACAGTTTCTCCAAATGCAGGAAAAATTGCTAAAGGATACGTTACTTCATATGATAAGGAAACTAAGGTATTAAAATATTTTAGAGATAGGTCAATTTATTTTAATAATACAACATATGATCATACAGACTATGTTGGTATAACAACATCTGGAAGAATTTATCAATTTGAAAGTGCAACTAATGCTAATGTAATTAATGGAGAAGAATCTGGGTTCTCAGGTTCAATACAAATTAATTTTACAGGTATAACAACTAACCCAACAGGTTCTAAACTTATTAATTTAGGGACTAGATTCCAAGCGGGGTTATCTGATTCAGAGATAAATAAAGGGTCGGGTCAAATCATTTATATGGATAACAGACCAGAAATTGTAAGAAGTTCCCGACAAAAAGAGGACATTAAAATCATACTAGAGTTCTAAAATGCCACAAAAGACCAATCTAAATATAAGTCCTTATTATGACGACTTTGATAAGGCGAAAAACTTTTACAAAATTCTCTTTAAGCCTGGCAAACCAGTCCAAGCAAGAGAATTAACTGGTTTACAATCAATATTACAAAACCAAGTTGAATCTTTTGGAAAACACATCTTCAAAGAAGGTTCAATGGTCATACCTGGTGGCATAGAGTATGATCCATCTTATTTTTCTTGTAAAATAAATCAGTCTCATCTTGGCATTGATGTTTCTATTTACTTAGATAATTTAATTTCTAATAATAATGGTAAAGGTACGAGAGTTAGAGGTCAAAGTTCTGGTATTATAGCAACGATAAAAAATTATGTTCTACCTCCAAATGAGGGAGTTGTTGAACCAACAATATTTGTAAAATATAATGAATCTGGCACTAGTAGTGAAAGTGTAGCATTTCCTGATGGTGAGGTTTTAATACTTGAAGAGAGTTTAACTTATGGTAATACAACTTTAAATATAGGAGAAACAGTATTAACACTATCTTTAGAGAGTGCTTCAGCAACTGGTTCTGCATTTGGTATCAATGAAGGAGTTTATTTTTTACGTGGTGCATTTGTAGATGTTCCAACATCTTTAATTATATTAGATCCGTACGTTGCTCAACCATCATACAGGATTGGTTTAGATATTATTGAAGAAGTAGTAAACGCTAATGATGATTCTTCACTATATGACAATGCGAAAGGATTTACTAATTTTGCTGCACCTGGTGCAGATCGTTTTAAGATTACAGTTAAATTAACCAAGAAATCATTAGATGATTATAATGATACTAGTTTTGTAGAGTTATATCGAATAAGACAAGGTGAACCTAAAAAAATACAAGATACATCAGTATATTCTGAGATTAAAAAATATTTTGCAAAAAGAACATTTGATGAATCTGGTAACTATGCTGTAGAACCATTTCGTGTTAACTTACAAGATTCACTAAATGATGAAATTGAAACAGGTGGATTATATACTGAAAATCAACTCACCGATGAAGGTAATAAACCTTCAGAGGATAAAATGTGTGTCAAACTGTCACCAGGTAAAGCTTATGTCAAGGGATTTGATGTTTACCTAAAAGGCACAACTGTTTTAGATATTGATAAACCAAGAGATGTTAAAGATGTTCCCTCTGCATCTATCCCATTCAGTATGGGTAGTTTACTTAGAGTAAATAATGTATTTGGAGCACCATTTATCAATATAGGTGGAACTGATACAAATACTGTTGAACTTTACAATCAAAGAAGAGGTGCAAGTACAACAGCAGGAACTGGAATTAAAGTAGGACAAGCAAGAGTATATTCATTTGGAGTGACAGATTCTGCGTATAGCGATGCATCAACAGAGTTTGATTTACATTTGTATGATATTCAAACATATACAACCCTTAAAATAACAAATATAGTATCATCTCAACCCAAAGGCACTAGAGTTAGAGGATTATCAAGTGGTGCTATAGGATATTTGGCAGAGGTTTCAGGTACTTCTGCTGCAGATGAAATAAATTTATCTTCAACTACAGGCACATTTATTGTTGGAGAAAAATTAATATACAACGAAAAAACAACCGATAGTAAATCATCTATCACAAAAATCAACGCATATAATGTGTTTGATATTAAATCTATTTTTCAAGATATTTCTACAATCAGTGGTAGTGGTTTAGTATCTAATTTTGTAGCAGATTCAGTTTTATATGATCGTGTATTGCCTGGTTTTTCTCCAGCAGATCAATTAAATGTATTAGGTGGTGGTAGTTCTAATACTGCTACTATACCAGGACGTAATTTTGCAGGAAAAGTTGGAATTACAACAGATGCAGTAATTTCATACTCTGCTGGTAATTTTACAGATCCAGTATTCAATAGAATTATTGATATTAGTCCTAATGGAAATACATTAACTTTAGACACCACCCCAAATGTAACTGGTGTTAATAATGGTGGTATTATTGGAGCTGGTTCAACAACTGGTGTTTTCAGAGTTAGAGTTCCTTTGATATCAAATATTGATGATGCTGGATTATATACTAAATTACCCAGAAGAAATATAGCAAATCTTAACTCTTCTGATTCAAATTTAGTAATTAGCACTCAAATAACAGGTAAATCTACTAGTGGTTCAGGTACATTATCACTCACATCAAGTGATGCTTTTAATGTAAATGCAGGAATTACAAGTGTATTCTTTGAACCATTTGATGCTGAAAAATATACATTAACTTATAATGATGGTTCTGTTGAACCTCTATCATCTGATAAAGTTACAATAACTAATAATGGAAATGATATAACATTTTCAGGATTAACGAATACTAGCACTGCTTGCACACTTAATGTAACTCTTAAAAAGGTAGGAGTTACTAGTAAGTCAAAAAATTATGTCAGAAGTAAACAACTTGAAGTAACAAGAACAGTTGGTGTATCAACAAATGGTAATTTAACTCAGAGTGATGCTTATGGTTTAAGAGTTGAGGATAAAGAAATTTCTCTCAACGTCCCTGATGTTAATAAAGTTATTGCAATTTATGAGTCCAAAAACTTATCAAAACCAGTATTAGACAATTTAGTATTTGTATCTGGTTTAGGTTTAGATACATCAGTGATAATAGGTGAAAAAATTGTTGGAGAAGAAAGTAGAGCAATCGGACAAATTATTGAAACAAGTCCTAATGCTGTAGGTTTTGTTTATTTAAATGCAAATAGATTTGTTGAAAATGAATCGGTTACTTTTAAGGAGTCATCTATAACTGCAAATATACAACAAATTATAAATGGAAATTACATTGATAGAACTGATAATTACTTACTTAACAAAGGACACACCAAACAAATATCAGATTATTCGAGAATTGTACGGAAAGAAAGATCTGGTATTCCTGCAAAAAGATTGTTAATTATATTTGATCAATATGTAGTGCCAACAGGAAACAAAGGTGATTTATTTTCAGTAAATTCATTTACCTCTGATAGGTATTCAAGAGACATACCGTACATAACTGGCGATAGAGCAACTGATATTTTAGATTTAAGACCAAGAGTTAAAGCATTTACTGCAACTAATGCATCACCCTTTGCATTTTCTAGTCGTGAATTTGAAGAATCAAATCCCTTTGTAATTACACCTAACGAAAGTTCTATTGTTGGATATGGTTTCTATCTTCCTCGTATTGATAAACTTGTAATTGATGAATATGAACAAGTAAAATTAATTAAAGGAGTGTCATCTGAAGATCCTGCACCTCCTACAGAAGTTGGTAATGCAATGGAAGTTGCTCAAATCACGTTACCTCCATATTTGTATGATGTTGTCAAAGAACCTAGAATCAGGATGTTTGATAATCGTCGTTTTACGATGAGAGATATTGGTGCATTAGAAAAGAGAATATCTAATTTAGAAGAATTCACATCATTATCTGCTTTAGAGTTAGATACGAAAACTCTTGAAGTTAAAGATGCTGATGGACTCAACAGATTTAAGACAGGTTTTGTAGTTAACAACTTTAAAAACAGAAGTTTTATTGATTTCAGTCGTGATGGAGGTTCTAGATGTGATGTTAATGTAGAAACTAGAGAATTAATAAGTGCAGTTGATTTCTGGTCTATGAGAGCAGAACTCGCATTAAATCCAGATATTGATCTTGGAGCTGCTGATTTAAATTCTAATTTACAATTACTCGACACAAATTGTAGAAAAACAGGTGATTTAATAACTCTCGACTATACTGAAATAGATTGGATAAATCAACCACAAGCAACGAGAGTAGAAAACGTCAACCCATTTAATGTCATTACATTTGCAGGTGGTATTCTTTTAGATCCACCAACAGATAACTGGACAAGAACCATTTATTTGGATAATTTTAGAGTTGAATCAACAGGTAATACTTGGGTTGAGCAAGCAAATGTTATCTCAAACACAGTTGTAGGTGAAGATGTACAGAAAAATACAGTAGTTACTGATAATTATCCTACAATAAGATATGATAATATAACAACCACCACTCAAAGAATAAGAGTTGAAAGGCAATTTACAAATACTTTGGTAGGTGCAGCAGAAGAAAGAGATTATGTAGAAAGCACAAAAGTTGATAGTAACGTGGATCCTTTTATGAGATCTCGAAACGTATCCTTTTTAGCAAATGGTCTGAAACCTTCTACAAGACACTATCATTATCTTGATAGCCAATCTCCCGATATTATTCCAAAATTGATTGAAATCGAAATGGTTTCTGGTTCATTTACTATCTTTGAAAATGCAAGAATTGAGTTAGTCAGTTTAGGTGATGATCCACAAATAGGTTATGTTAGAATTCAAAGACCAAATCATAAGTTTGGTGATACTACAAGACCCGATGTTGGAGCAGGATTAGGTTCACCCTCAGTTTTAGTTGAGGATTATTCGGTTGATCCTTATGATTCAACAAGACCAGCACCATCATCAACATACTCTGCAACATCGAGATTACTTAATATTGATGTAACTGCATTGGCAAATGAAGAGCAATACTATGGATATACTGTTAAAGGTGCAACAATAATTGGTGAAACTAGTGGTGCGGTTGCAAAAATAACAAGTATCGACTTAGTATCTGATAATTGGGGTGATTTGATTGGATCATTCTTCTTCAGAAATGCTAACGCAGAACCTAAACCACCAGTTATTTTTAGATCTGGAGCAAAAACTTTTAGAGTTACTGCTGCGACAGAGGGTTCTATACAATTACCAGGTGCTACAGCACTTGCTAGTGACGCTTCAGGAGTCTTTACAGGCACTGGGGTTATCATCACACAAACAAACAATAATGTACAGATTAGAAACCCTGCAGCACCACCTCAGAGACGTAATGAAATAACTGAGAGGATTAATGTCAATACAAAAGTAGATACTGAATTTATTCAAGCACCTCATAGAGATCCATTAGCTCAATCATTTAGAGTTGATGAGACAGGTGCATTCTTAACATCATTTGATGTCTATTTTGCTTCTAAGGATCCAAATGCTAAAGTATTCGTGGAACTTAGACATATGGAACTTGGTACACCAACCGATTTCCTTGTTCAGAATTATACACAGATAGCGTTAAATCCAAATCAAGTTAATATATCTGATGACGCATCAATTCCTACTACAATTAGTTTCCCATCTCCTGTTTATCTGGAACCAGGTAAAGAATATGCAATCGTATTTTTATCACCTGCATCAGACTTATATGAAATGTGGGTTGCTCGTATGGGTGAAAAAACAGTTAGATCAACAGTGCTTCCTGATGTTGAAGATGTAGTTGTATCAAAACAATATATTGGTGGAAGTTTATTTAAATCACAAAATGGTACTATTTGGACTCCAAGTCAATATGAAGATTTAACTTTCAAGTTACGTAAAGCATCGTTTGTAACTTCTGGAACTGCTACTTTCTATAATACACCAATTACACCAGGTAACTTAAATACTCAATTATTATCTGATAATCCAATTCGTTCACTACCAAGAAAATTAAAGGTTGATATAACTGGTGCTGATTGTACAGATGCTAATTTGGGAATTGGTCAAAAGGTATCACAAGCAGATGTTCTTGGTAATACAGTGCCAGAAGATGCTTCAATAACAGGTATTATTGAAGGTCAAGGAGGATCTATAGTTGGTGCTGGTGAAGTTGTAACTGGTGGAAAGGGATATACATTCAGTAGCACAACAGGTGTTCCTACAGTTGCTTTAACTGGAAGTGGAACTGGATGCACAGTAAATGTTACAGTCACAAATGAAGTAGTTACCGCTGTATTAATTAATAATGTAGGTTCTAGTTATCAAGTTGGTGATATTTTGACTGTTGATAATAATAGTTCTCAGGTAACTACAGGTGCTGGATTAAAGTTCACTGTTGCAGCAATTTCTTCTACCTTTGATTCTATATTCTTAACTGATGTTCAAGGATCTCAATTTACAAATAATCGTAAACTTGTAAAATATTCAAGTAATAACACTACAAAATCAGTAATTGCTCAATCACAAGTTACCTTTTCAACAGTAAATGGAGAGAAGAATACAGGTGATGTAATTGAAGTTACTCAATTCAATCACGCTCATCACGGTGGAAATAATAAAGTTGAAATTAAAAATGTTAGACCAGATACTATGAAGATAAAAACTACTTCAGCATTAGACCCAGATACAACGACTGTTGAAATTGGCGATACATCACCATTTGCTAGCTATAATGGTATTACAACATCTATTGGTGAAGCTTTAATTGGAAATGAAATTGTATCATACACAGTTGGTAGTGGAAAACTAACAATTGTCAGAGGTCAATTTGGCACAACACCTGTATCACATGATATTGGTTCGGATATACAAACTTACGAAGCAGGTGGTGTATCCTTAACAGGTATTAACACCTCGTTTGATATTTCAACGTTTGATGATACTCTTGATAGTTATTTCCTAAAAGTTGATGTTGCAAACTTAGCATCTAATAGATCAGGTGATTCTCTAATTTGTTTTACAAATGATAAAGCATTTGGTGGAAAAAATGTTCAGATATCACAAAACCATCAGTTCAGTTCAATTATCCCTCAATTTAATGCTATCACACCTGGTAAGTCAACAAATGTTAACGCTAGTATAAGAACAGTCAGTGGTACAAGTTCAGGAGGTGGTGAAATTTCATTCATAGATCAAGGTTTTGAACCTGTAACTCTAAATGAGACAACATTTCTTCCAACTCCAAGACTAGTTGCATCTGTTAAAAACGAAAGTGTGAGATTAACCAATCTACCAAAAAATAAATCACTAACTCTAAATGTTGATATGTCATCTACTGACACCAATTTATCACCTGTTTTAGATGTTAAGAACGCAACATTTATTCTTGGTAGAAATAAAATTAACAATCCAGTTGGTGCAGAAAATTATGCAACAGATGAAAGACCTAGATCATTAAGAGATGATCCTCACGGTTCTATATTCATATCTAAACTTGTAACATTGAAAAATCCTGCAACATCTCTTAAGGTACTCGTTGCAGCAAGCAGACAACCAGAAGCAGATTTTAGAGTATTTTATCGTCTATTCAGTTTTGATTCTAGTGGAGTGGATCAAACATACAGACCATTTCCTGGATACAAAAATCTAAATGATACAACAGGTGATGGTTTTGGAAATGATGTCATTGATGTTGCAAATAATGATGGTAGACCTGATGCTTTTGTTGCTGCAGATAGCATAGGTGAATTTTCTGAATATCAATTCTCAATAGATGATTTAGAAGAATTTAATGGATTTAAGATTAAGATCGTTATGACTTCGACTAACGAATCTGTTCCAATAAGCTTAAAGGACTTTAGAGCAATCGCATTAGCATAATGATACCAGTAGAGGGACACAAAAATCTGTTTCGTGATGAAAGCACAGGTGCTATCATTAATTGTGATAATGCATCTTATCAAAGTTATCTTAAGGATAAAAAGAGAAATAGTATTAAAAAAGCAGAGATTGACGCTATGAAAGATGAGATTGAAACTCTAAAATCTATGTTAAAAGAACTTGCATCAAAGATAACGTCATAGTAAATATAAATACTTTTTAGATCTGAATAACATTTTTTAGATGGCAGATATAAAAGTCAGAGTAGGACAACAAAGTGCCACAAAGGTGATTTCATCACTAGCTGGTGCTCAAACCCTATCATTAGCAGAATTAAGTGATGTGAATATAGCAGGGACTCTCCAGAATGGAATGGTTCTTGTTTTTAATGGTACTACAAAAAAATTTGATGCGACTTTAGAATTAACGCCTGGAACAGCACAGAATTTAGACATCAACGGAGGAAATTTCTGAAATGGCTAGTATAATTAGAATCAAACGATCATCGGGTACAGCCAAACCTGCTAGTTTGAATTGGGGTGAAATGGCCTATGTCACTGGTGTTGGGCAATATGGTGGCACGAACCAATATAAGGATAGAATATTCTTAGGAGACGATGGTACGAATGTTCATCCTGTTGGAGGTCATTATTATACTTCAATGATGGAGCATACACCTGGTGCGTTAGCAGGTGTAACTAATTCACGAAATAGTGATGGTGGAATTGTCGCAGTTCTTGATAGTAGTAGAAAAATAGATGTTTGGAATGTAGATAATTTAACTTTAGATGGAAATACATTATCTTCAACTGATACTGATGGAGATATAATCTTTAATCCAGATGGTTCTGGACAGGTAATGATACCTGACGATACTTTCTTGGGATTTGGTGGTGGTGCAAATGGAACAGCAGCACCTGACGCAACTATAGAATATGATGAGAATGGAACAGATGAATTAAGATTTGCTGGAGCAGATGTAAGATTTACTAGCACCAAAGTAAACATTGATGGAGATTTAGTAGTTGCAGGTGGAAACGCTAAACTTGGTAATATTAGAATACAAGATAATATAATTGCATCTCTTGCTGGTCAAGGAAATAAAATATTCATTGACCCATTTCCAGATGGTTTAAGTAATGAAGGTGATGTTATCATCAAAGGTAACTTACAAGTTGATGGTACTACAACTACAGTTAACTCAACATCAACAACAGTTAATGATGCAATTATGGTGGTTGGTGATACAACCAGCACAAGAACTGTAATGACGGATATAAGTTCTGGTGCATCTACAGTTGTATTGGATTCAGTGATAGGTATTAATGTCAATGATATTTTAGTACATTCTGCTTTTTCTCTAAGTGGAATTACAACGGTTTCTAATGTTGATACTGGTACAAAAACATTAACATTCCAAGGAACAACAATTGCAGGAATTTCCTCAACTACTCAAATAACAGTAACTCACGCAACTGATACTAACACTGACCGTGGACTTGGATTTAAGTATAATGTTGGTGTTGGAACTGCAAATGTCAAAGATGGTTTCTTTGGATTTGATGATAGTTCAATTGCATCAGGCACTGAAGGTACTGGAAACCACGGAACACACGGAGATAATAGTCGTAGATGGACATATGTTCCTGATGCATCTATAGCAAATAGTGTTGTTAGTGGAACAAAAGGTTTCCTTGATATTAAAGGCATCTATTATCAATCTGGTGACTTCAACTCAGGTGGTGTTGTTTGGTTTGATAGTGAAGGACTACAGCAGTCTACCAATAGTCCACAAACACCTATACCTACATCAAAACAGGTATTAACAGCAATAACTAAAAATACACTTTCTAATTTATCTGCCAATATTACTGCAGCTGCAGGTGATATAATTAAACAAGATACCACAGGAGCGTTTGGTATTGTTGAGACTGGTGTTACTGGTTCTACATCTGTAGATTTAATAGGTGTTGAGGGAACATTTAACACTACTGCTAATTTACGTAAGGAAGGAAACAGTGGTGCGATACAAAACTTGTCATCTGTACCTAATACTGTTACAGTGGTATATACAAACAAACCACATTGGACTTCAACCCTAGACGGGGGAACTTTTTAAAAAATGCAACAAAACAATGAAGTGGACGTTAATGTACTCGTCAACTTATATAATTCTAAATTAGCATCAGCATTAAATCAAAACGTATTGTTAGAGGCAAAATTACAAACTCTTAAAAATGATTTTGATAGAGAAAGAAACGAACTTCTAGAGCAAATAGCAAATCTCAAAGGTGAATAATGGCTAAACCATCAACCAGACAAGGATTAATCGAATATTGTTTCCGTAAACTGGGTGCACCAGTATTGGAAATAAATGTCGATGACGATCAAGTTGACGATTTAGTTGACGATACAATTCAATACTATAATGAGCGTCATTATAATGGTATTGAGAGAATGTTTCTCAAGTATAAAATTTCTCAAGAGGATGTTGATAGAGGTACAGGAAAAGGAACAGATGGTGTAGGAATTGTTACTAGTACTGGATCACAAAATGTAAGTGGATATGGGGCAGTTACAAGCAATTTTTATGAAAGTTCTAACTTTATAGCAGTTCCAGATCATGTTATAGGAGTTAATAAAATATTTAAATTTGATTCAAGTTCCATTTCTGGTGGAATGTTTAGTATTAAATATCAGTTATTCTTAAACGACTTATATTTCTTTAATTCAGTCAATCTGTTACAGTATGCAATGACAAAGACATATCTTGAAGATATCGATCACTTGCTTACCACAGAGAAACAAATAAGATTTAATCAGAGACAAGATAGATTATATTTGGATATAGATTGGGGAGCACAACAGGTAGGTGATTTTATTGTCATCGATTGTTTCCGTGCTCTTGACCCTGATACATTCACACAAGTTTATAACGACCCATTCGTAAAATTATATTTAACTGCATTAATAAAAAGACAGTGGGGACAAAATTTAATTAAGTTTAGAGGAACTAAATTACCAGGTGGTATCGAATTGAATGGTAGAGAGATATATGATGATGCAATTAGAGATTTAGATTCAATCAAACAAAGAATGCAGGAGTACGAAACTCCACCTCTCGACTTTATTGGGTGATGTATAATGGCAAGAAATTCTTACTTTTTACAAGGTTCCCAATCTGAACAAAGACTAGTTCAGGATCTCATAAATGAGCAACTAAAAATATATGGTTTAGATGTTACATATATTCCACGTAAATTTGTTAATAAAAAATCAATTTTAGAAGAGGTTCAATCGTCCAAGTTTGATGATAATTTTGTCATCGAAGCGTATGTTAATTCATATGATGGATATTCTGGTGCAGGTGATGTACTTACAAAGTTCGGAATGAGTCTTAGAGATGAGGTAGAATTAACAATATCAAAAGAGAGATTCGAGGATTTTGTTTCACCTTTTATGGATGCATCTAGTGATATTGAACTAGCATCAAGACCAAGAGAAGGTGATTTGGTATTTTTTCCACTCGGTCAAAGACTATTTGAGGTAAAATTTGTAGAGCACGAGGAACCATTCTATCAACTAGGTAAAAACTATGTTTATAAACTTAAGTGTGAATTATTCGAGTATGAAGACGAAGTTATTGATACTTCAATTGACGCTATCGATACTCAGGTTCAGGAAGAAGGATATATTGCTACACTAAAATTAGTGGGAGTTGGACAAACAGCAACTGCAACTGCAATACGTAATACTGGTTATATTCGTGAAATATTCTTAAACAATGATGGTTCTGGTTTTACAGGAACTCCAACAGTATCAATTACTCCTTCACCAGATGGTAATCCATTGGCAAATGCTGCAGCTGTCGCATTTACGACTGAGAGAGCAGGGGTAAGATCTATAGATAAAATATTGATGACAAATGCTGGATTTGGATATACAACAACACCTATCATTTCATTCTCTGGTGGAGGTGGAATAGGTGCAGCAGCAACTTGCTCTGTTGATATATCTGGTGCACAGGGTGTAGTTAGATTTGTAATGACAGATAAAGGTGTTGGATTTGGAACAGTGCCTATAGTAACAGTATCAGATCCTGCGGGTGGTACTGCAAACGATAAAGCAGTTGGTATTGCATCTTTAGGTGTTGATCCAAATGGATTTAATCGTGTAAACTCAATCTTTATTCAGAATGCTGGAAAAGGATATACATTATCACCAACAGTTACAATTACAAATCCTGAATCTATGAGTGGTATCGGTACCTTTGAATTCAATGAAGTCGTACAAGGTATGCGTTCAGGAACTCAGGCGAGGGTGAAGAATTGGGATTCTGATACTGGAATATTGTCAATTTCTAATGTTTCAATTGGAGGAACCATTTCTGGATTCTTTGCAGGTGAGGATGTTAAAGGACTTTCATCTGGTGCTTTATACAGTGTATCTACATTTAACGAGGATAATACCACCGATAAATATAATGAAGGTGACATATTTGAGACAGAAGCAGATTCTCTATTAGATTTCACAGAATCAAATCCATTTGGTAATTACTAATGTTAGGAAATTATTTTTATCACGAAATAATCAGAAAAACGGTTATCGCATTCGGAACACTGTTTAATGATATTCATGTGAGACATCAAGATCAAGCAGGTAATGATATTTCAGATATCAAGGTTCCTGTTGCATATGGTCCTAGACAAAAGTTTCTAGCAAGAATTACACAACAAGCAGAATTAAATAAGGCAACTCAAATTACATTACCAAGAATGTCTTTTGAGATTACAAATATTTCATACGATTCTTCTCGTAAGGCAGGTATAACTCAAACATTTAAGGCAGCGGACAGTACTGATGGTAATAAAATGAAAAAGGTGTTTATGCCTGTGCCATATAATTTAGGATTCGAGTTAAATATCTTAGTTAAATTGCAAGATGATGGTTTACAAATTTTAGAACAAATATTACCATTTTTTCAACCTGCATTTACTTTATCAATTGATTTAGTTAAGTCTATAGGTGAAAAAAGAGATATACCAATGGTATTGAATTCAATTCAACAACAAGATGATTATGAGGGAGATTTTTCAACAAGAAGAGCATTAATATACACATTATCATTTACAGCAAAGACCTTTATGTTTGGTCACATTGCAAAAACTCCAGAAGGACTTATTCGCAAAGTTCAGGTGGATTACTATTCAGATACAAATACAAGAACAGCAAAACGAGAACAAAGATATACTGTTGTACCAAAACCAAAACAGGATTATAATCAAGATAATGTTATAGATACTGATGATACACCATTTATTGAACCAGGTGATGATTTTGGATTTACAGAATCTAGCACTTTCTTTGGTGGTGATGGAAAAGAGTATAACCCTGCTCGAAATCAGGACTTATAATTATGAAAGACTCATACGATTCACTTAATGATACTTTTAATACAGACCCTGTTGAAGTAAATGCAATTACTAAAGAAAATAAAGCAAAAAGTAACATTCAGAAACTCACTGATGATGTTAGTAAGGATTACGATTATACTCGTGGTAATCTCTACTCTTTGATTGAAAAGGGGCAAGAGGCAATTAACGGTATTATGGAAGTTGCTGGTGAGACAGCAAGTCCAAGGGCGTATGAAGTAGCAGGACAATTAATTAAATCTGTTGCTGACACAACTGATAAGTTAGCAGATTTGCATAAAAAAATAAAAGAGATAGATGAGGATAAACCAAAAACACAAAATAATGTCACAAACAACGCATTATTTGTAGGTTCAACAAGTGAACTATCAAAGATGTTAAAAGACGGAATGCTAAATAATAATAGCTCTGAATAGTCTGTAGATGGGAAAGACTTCCTGTAAAAAGGGACAATACTATTGTAACACTGATAAAAAGTGTAAACCTATCCCTGATGGATATAAAGTTCGTGAAGATGGATTTTTAGTTTCAGAGGGATCGAATCCTCGTATCCCAAGAAAAGCAGGACAACCTGCAAAATCAAAAAAACATTCTGATTTATATACTGATGAAGATCCTAAAGGAACTATTCATGGACTTGGTTTTAAGGATGTCGCAACAGCGAAAGCGAGTGTGGCAAAAATTAGGAAATCAAGTAGATCACACGCTCATAAAATTCAAGCAGCAATTGCTATGGAACAAAGAGCAAGAGTGATGGGTAAAACTTCTGAAGCTGCAGTTTATCGAAAGTTTATTAATTCAATGAAGAAAAAGACTAAGAAAATGAATGAAGAGAAGCATGGTGATCACGAACCAGAAATGATTCGTAGTCAATTGAAGACTGCAGGTAGAGCATCTAAACGTATCGAAAAGCATTCACGTAAGAAAGAAAACTTCAAAGCGTGGGTACAATCAAAGATAACTAAAGCATCTGATTACTTAGATACTGCTGCAGATTATCTTGATAGTAAAGATGTAAAAGAAGCAGCAAACGCAGCACAACAAGCAGCAATTGCTATTGATATGAAGAAAAAAGGCAAGAAACCTAAGAGTATGAATGAAGGTTCACTTCATAAATGGTTTAAGGGTTCTAAATCCAAGGATGGTAAAGGTGGATGGGTCAACGTAGTCACAGGTGGAACTTGTGCAAGCGATGAACCAGGTGAGGGTACTCCAAAGTGTGTATCTTCTGCAAAGAGAGCAAGTATGAGTAAGAAAGAAAGATTATCTGCAGCGAGAAGAAAGAAAAAGGCAGATCCTAATCAGCAGTCAAAAACTGGTGCTGCAAAACCAACTTATGTTTCAACTGACAAACCTAAAAAGAAAAAGAAAATGAAAGAAGAATTTATCTCACTACCACTTCAACTTGAGGTTCCACAAAGCGATGGAGAGTTTAGACTAGGTATGATGTTCCGTGAAAGTTTGGAACAAGATCGTGGTATGCTCTTTATATTTGAGAACACTGATTATCATTCTTTTCATATGAAGAATACTTTTATACCTCTTGATATTGCGTTTATAAACGAAGAAGGTATAATTGAAAGTATTAAAGAATTAGATCCAATGAATCCAATTCCTGTATATCCTGATGGTGAGATTAGATATGCAATCGAAGTCAATCGTGGTTGGTTTACAGAAAATGGTGTGGTTGTAGGAGATATTCTCTTAGAAGATATTCAAGAACATCACAAAAAAGACGTTGATGGAAATACAATTCCACACGAGGATGAAGAGGAATTAAATGAAGTTAAAGATAGAAAAGGAAAAGGTAGTGGTAAAAAAGATGCTTGCTATCATAAAGTTAAGTCTAGATATTCAGTATGGCCAAGTGCATATGCATCAGGTGCATTAGTTAAGTGTCGTAAGGTAGGTGCTGCAAACTGGGGTAATAGTTCTGAGGAAGTAGAATATAATGATGGATTGACAGAAGGAAAGGCAAAATTAGTTAAAATGGGTATTAAAGCAGTAGCAAAAGCAGTTGGTGGACGAAAAGTAGCTGGTAAGGCAGTTAAAGCATTACCAGCAAAGGCAATTAAAGCATTACCAGCAAAGGCAATTAAAGCATTACCAGCAAAGGCAGTCAAAGGATTACCAGCAAAGGCAGTCAAAGGATTACCACCAGCTAAAAAGGTAGTAAAAGGATTACCACCAAGTGCGGGAGCAATGAGAAATCCAAATCTATCAAAAGTAAGTGTAGGAAAAGGATCTGATATACCTAAAGAATTTATACCTAAATCAAAATTAGGTAAAAATTTAGGTAAGGCAGGTGATAAAGCAACAGAAGCTGCAAAGAAAGTAGCAGATAAAGGAAAAACAATAGCAAAAGGTTTACGTAAAAAAGTTAAAAAAGAACTACCAACAATAGCTGGTGTAGGTGCTGTTGGTAGTTATGAATTAGGTAGAAAGCATGAAAGAGATGCCCAAAAGAAAAAGAATAAAGGTTCGACACCAGTTAAAGATGAGAAGGGTGCTGAACCTGCAAAACCCGTAAAGAAACCTACAAGAGTTAGAAAAGAGGAGTTCTCTGATTGGAGACAAGAACTTGATGAGAAGTGTTGGGCAGGTTACGAAAAGAAGGGAATGAAAACAATGTTTGGTAAGAGGTATCCAAACTGCGTAAAAAAGTCCAAGAAGAAGAAGTAATCAGTACTTCTTCTTTAGATGAGAAATTAAAAAATACTAATTACGGTCCTGCTGTTGTAAATCAAAAGGTAGTAAAAACCATAGACAAAAAAGTTAAACGTATGTATACTGGTGGTGATGGAACTGCCTATATGGGTGAAGGTGTAATGACTAAGAAGCAAATCAAAAAACGTGATGAAATTGCTGATGCGATTGGCAAAAAAGATATGAAGAAAAGATATGGTGATGAAAATGTAAGATATGCAATTGCTACAAAGTTGGCAATGAAAGAAGGTAAGTTAAAAGCTGCTGCTAAATTAATCGGTGCGACTGGTGCAGGTTTAGGTATATCTAAGTTAGTTGACCGCAAAATGAAAAAAGTATTTGGAGATCCATCTAAAAAATTAGATAAAAATAGTGAAACATTCTTAAAGACTGGAAAAATGCAAGAAGATATATCTGATGAAGCACTCTTAATTCAAGATTGGAATGTTGATGAAATCAAGTACACTGAAGTTGAAGCAGTAGACATCATTAAACCAGAACCACTTAAACCATCTAACTGGAGAGAAGATTTAGATGAAGATTGGCAAAAGGTCAATCGTAAAGATAAGACTGATGGTATGAGTAAGGCAGCAGTCAAAGCATATCGTCGTGAAAATCCTGGTTCTAAATTAAAGACTGCTGTAACAAAAGATCCTAAAAAATTAAAGAAAGGTTCTAAGTCTGCGAAGAGAAGATTAGCATTCTGTAGAAGGATGAAAGGTATGAAGAAGAAACTTACTTCTGCCAAGACAAGTAGAGATCCAGATTCAAGAATCAACAAGGCACTTAGACGCTGGAACTGCTGATGAAAACTTTTCAACAATTTCAAGAAGGTAAAGCAGATGCAATCAAAGCTGCTATTATGCTCGGTAAAAAAGGTAAAAAAATCGCTCCTAAATTGATGGCGAAAACAAAAGAGTTTCTTAGAAATCAAAGATCTGGTCTCAAAACTGGTGATAGAAGATTTGATCATTTAATGAGAAAAGGAAGAAAGACAAAAGGGTTAGCACAAGGCAATACACCTAAAGATCCATCTCCATTAAAAGGTAAATATATGAGTATGCAAATTTCAAGAAAAAGTATTCATCCACCAACTGCTGATGCTGCTCAAGCAAAATTCATAGATAGAAAAGTTGAGTTAATTAAGAATAAAAATAATCGAAGGAGAGAAAAGGAAAGGTTATTAAGACGAATGTTCGATAAAGGAAACAAATAAAAAAAATGAGTGAAGTCTATCTTGGTAATCCAAATCTAAAAAAAGCAAATACACCGATTGAGTTCACGAAAGAGAACATTCAAGAGTTCTTGAAGTGTAAAGATGATCCTGTTTATTTTGCGAATAACTATATTAAGATTGTATCTCTTGATGAAGGATTAGT